CTACTGTATCGCCTACAGATATTTTGTGACCTCTTTTAAAAGCATTGGCTATACTGTCAATTTTATTGCTGTACGCGCCAATACCAGTCTTATTGTAGTAGTCTATTTGGAATACACCCTCATGTAAATCTGTACCTGTTGAGCCTAGTGTATTTGTCCTTGTAGGAGCAGGCAACTGCGTCCCTCGCACCCATTCTACAGTAGAACTTGATTTCTCTAAAGATGTTAGATCAAAGTCAATATTTTCAAAAACTCTTGTTGTAATGCTCGCTGCATCGGCCATAGCCTTAAACTGATTTTCTAGCGCAATGCGAATGTTCCGAAAAAACTTAGAATTATCATTTGTTGCCCCAGCTACTACAGTCAGGTCAACACTTTCAGTTATAAGCCCGTAATCAACACTCATTTAATGACTTTCCTGCCGCCAAACATAACACCATCTCGGAGCATTCTTCTTGGATTCATTCCAATTCCATTTTCATTACTTGCCGCATATTCTATACTGTTAGTAAAAAAAACATCATCTCCGGCTTTGTATTTACTTTCAATTCCTTTTATTCTACGTTCTGACTCTGGCGCTCCTGATGAAGAAGCCCCATTGCCCTCTTCATTAAAAAATGGAGAACCTACCGAGGCTTCCCAGCTATTAGCTAAAAGCCCTGTGTCATATGCGCGAGAAACATTTATATCTACTATTGCTCCCATCCTAGACTGTATATCACCAATGGTAGCTTTAGTTGCATCATTCATGATGTGCAAAGTGGCTTTTTTAACCTCTAAGGCGAACGTCATAATAAATTACCTCCGATGCAGGCTGTAGGGGAGTAACTTCCATTATTCTTAGCTTTTGCGAGTTTATAGTCACTGTATCGTTAATTTTAGGCTCAGTTGCCGAATACATTGACGCGGGGAATTCTTTTACCTCGGTAGTAGTTTCCCCATCTTCATTCTTAATCTGGCTAAAAAGCACTATATTTGCCGTATAAGTGCTAGTCGAGCTGGAGCTTCCACTTGCGGGATTGTAGCCGGTTACGGCAATCCTAGTAAAAGTAACAGATTGCCCAAAGTTGCCAATTAAGTTGCTAGCAGTAGATGACAGCGCCGCGTAGTTAAAAGCCATCTATACCCTCACCGTTCTCATTGGGTTTTTAATTATCTTTCTAATGGCCTGTGAGGCGGCAGGTAGCAAGGTACGGTCTGAGCTTGAAGACTTATACTGCACCTCTATATCACCTACCTTTTCTTTTGTAGCTGACTTAGCAATAGGGTCATTTATTCCAAAGCCCTGTTCAAATCCGTAAGCTAATTCATAAATTGAGGTTAAAACTTCACTCGGTATTTCGTTACTGTTTTTTCCAAAACCATCAATAACAATACCGCTTCTCGGCCATTGTAAAGCCTGATCTTCAGTTGCTTTAAGACCAATAAAAACAAGCGATTCAAAATAATCCATCGCTCTGAATATGTACGCCTCTACCTGAGTATCGCTAATGTCAGTCCTACCAACGTATCGCACGTTTAAATAGGCATCGTAATTAGCTACGGTTACATAGGAATTAGCGGTAGCCGATTGATTGCCAGTTTCTTGCGTTATAGCCATAGATCACCTTTAAAAAAGTCAGCCCATAGGGGAAGAAATATAAATCCTATGAACTGACCAATAGACTACAAATTAACCCATGATAGTGTGGATAAAGTCAGATTTCCATGCTTTAACGCCCCAAACTGCGGCAACTTCGATCATAGTCTTGCGATAGCCTTTGTAGATGCGAACCTCGAACACCATCCCTGAATGTGGGTCTTGTACGATGAGTGCATCGTCAGCGGCATCACCACCAGCAGGAGTTGCTGGAGCGCGCATTGCTAATTCAACGGCATTTCTATGGAACAAGAAGCTAGGATTATAATCTGCAAAAGTAGGTGCTTCATCATTTGCAGTTGCTCTTTTTAATCCACTGTTCAAGACGGCGGTTAAAGCATTGGCGCCAGAACCACTAGAACCAGCAGTTAAACTTGCAGAGACTACAGGAAGAATATCTTCTGTGGCGCTGCCAGCTAAACCAGTTGCGGTACTCATTACATCACCAGCTAAAATTGTAATTCCATTATCTAAGCTGTTAATGACAATAGAAGTTGAACCAATATTATCAACTGCGTCAATTAAGCCAGTTCCCGCCGCAGTACCAGCGGTGTGCAAAGCAATACCTCCAGACTCGCGTACTCTAGCGCCTAACAAATCGATAAGAGTACCTTGAGTACGCATATCAGTTGTGCCAGATGTGTTAGCCCCAAGAAGGTTTAAATTGTTACGGAAATTTACGCCTGCTGAAGTATTAACAACTAATGCTAATTCACCGTCAGACATAGGACAGCCAGAGTCTAAAAGAACTTTACGAGCAATCGCTAATTCTTCAAGTCCTGACTCGCCAGATCCAACAGCAAAAGGAGTAGTACCAGCTACACCAGAGGCGTATGCGGCATTGATTTTTAACTCAATTGCAAGGTCAGCTTCCATTTGGTTGGTAAGCTTACGCATAGCTTGTTGAATCAAGTCACCGTAAACAGTTTGATACTGACCGCCGTTTCGTAACTGAAGCTCTTTTTCAGCACCCATTGGGATTTGAACAGCTTTAGCGTTAGTTAATTGAAATGTATCTGCTGTGATAGTTTGACTTGTACCTTCAGGAACAGACATAAAACCGTTAGCAATATCAACAAATGCAGGCGATTCAGCAGTGACAGCGGCTTTGATGGTGTCGCCAACAGATGCTTCAGTGCTAGATGCGTTCATAGTTACAGATGGGATTAAGCCTAAAGCTTCACGGCCCACCTTATCAGCAGCAATAAAAATATCTTCCGCAAGGTTGGTTAAAGTTAGATCATTAGCCATTAGAATGGTTCTCCAAAAAAATAATTAAATAATTTTGCCGCCAGATTTAACGTGTTTCATGCGTTTTACAGCATCCATACCGTCAAAATCTGCTCGACTTACCGTTTTGGTATCACCAGCCCCGCTGTTTCCACCTATTGCACCGCCACCAGCGGCTTGACTGCCATCAACTAAAAACGGGTAATCCGATTTAATTGAAGCTTTCAACTCATCTACCGTACTAACAGTTAAATTACCGCTGGTATCGGTTACTCTAATTTCCTCATCAACAAGCAGCAGCCTTGACTTAATTTGCTCTGTCAACAACTTACCCCTTGCAGGGTCTTTTGTCAGGCTTAAAGCCACTTCTTGTGCATGACTTGTTAGCTTCTGACCATCAATTTGATGTCGCAAGCTTGTCAATGACTCGGCAGTCTTTTCTCGCTCCGCTTCAGAGCTATTGTAAAGCTGTTCGTAATCATTAGACTTTTTGAGTTTTTCAGCCGTTTCGGACTTTGCCAATTCTTTTGCTTCAATTGTTTGCTGTTGCGCCGATTTTTTTTCGGTTAACAACTCATCAATTTTGCGTTTTAAGCCAGAAACATCTTCTTTTGGCACACCTTCAACATTTAAAATAAAACCTTCATTTCCTTGTGAATATAATCCCTGTTGCGCTTCATCTAATGCTGAAAACTCTTCTTCGTTAACACTATACTTTATCATCTATAACCCCTAGTTATAAAAGCAGCCACCCAGTAGCTCCAATAGTTATATATCATTTATATTACCTTCTGTCAAAATTTCTGCGTTTATTGCCTCAACTTCTTCATTTTGAGGTGTAATTTCTTCAATCTGAGGTTTAACTTCTTTTTTTTGCATCTCTTCCTTTATTTCAGCATCAATGTCTTCATTCGTCCTGCCATCCTTAACAATACCCTGCTCCCTAGCAAGATTTTGCATATCAGACTTGGCAATTAGACTGCCATCGCTAAGTTGCATGGCGGCCATTAGCAGTTGAGGGTCAGAAACTTCATCAAAGAACTTGGTGTTTAGAACAAAAACACTCTCTTTTGAAGCGCCCATAAACATACCGCACCACTCAATACAGGATTTTATGCCTTCGGTAACATTATCCGCTATTGTTGTTAGTATCGATGTTTCGCCAGCTTGCTCAATAAGACTTTGTGTTGCTGTTTTGGCCGCGCCAACCTCAATCATCCTTGCCCCAAGTTTTCGCATCTGATCTTCTTTTCTGACCATTAACTTGTCAGCAAGTTGGTTTTCTGACGCCTGAACAACTGAAAAGCTCCCAGAATCACCTAAAAAGTGACCCGCCATTGAGCCGACAGTAATTCCGTCAGGATTTGCTTCTTGAAACTGGGATAGCGACATTGATGACGCAACCCCAAGGGTTAATTGACCGTGAACAAAGCAGTTTTCTTCTAAGTCGGCAGAATTGCGGTAATGAGCAATATTTATATAGGCCACATCAGCAAGCGGGGGCGTATCAACCGTTGGGTCATTGTTTTCGCTCCCAATAATAAATAAAGGAATAAAATCAAAAAATTCGCCATTTGCTTTGGTGGGAATATACTCTTCGGATATATCCCCATCCTCTTTATATAACTGCTGGCTATAAACGCCGTCCGTCAATCGTAATACTCGGTATTGTTTTGAGGCGTCAAAAGAGAATTCATCATCGTTAGCGTCATAAGTTTCGCGCAAAACAGCCATTGTCAGTAGTTTTTGACCATTTACAACCTCAACACGCCAATTTATAAAATTTTCAGCCGTATATCGGTTTATGGTGGCCCTCGGCGACATTATATTTATTTCTTCTAGGCTCAATCCACTTGAGACTTGCGGATAATCGACAAGTAAGGCGTGTCTTCCTTTGCTTATTGCTTCTCCGGTTACATCTTTTGCCAAGCTAACTAAAGATTCGCCAGCGCCATCAGCGTTTGTAATTAAGTATTCAGTTTCATTTGGCAATTCCATTTCTGGTTTATTACGAAAAATAGCACCAGTTAGACCGTCACGGGTTTTCCCAGTGAAATTTACAAACACTGCCCTAGTGAGATAGCTGATATATCGAGAATCTGAAGCTGTTACGCCTTCCATCGGCCTTAAATAGCTGACGCCCTTTTTCTTTATAGCCCTTTGTCCGTCACAGCAGTCTTGTACCATCTGCCATTCGGGCAAATAAGTTCTATATTCTGGATTTTGTTCTTCTACACTCATAGTTACACCACAAATCTAAACGGGACTGCCGCTATTGGTTTGATAATTGGAAGTTCATGGGCAATCGGATAAGTAGCAGCATCAATCAAATGGTCTATTCCGCTGGATTTATCTGGCATACCATTACTATCGTATGTTAATTGCTCTAAGCTGCTGGATAAGTCAGGGCAAGTTTCTGAATTGACCATAACTTGCTGCGACTCGAATCCTGCGTTTGCAGCCATGACTCGGTCTTTGATAAAAGGGTTCTTTTTGGGCGCTCTACACTCATAGCCAGCAGATTCAAGCAGGGTAATATCGCTAATGCTTGCATTGACGGTTTTTCTTGAGGCTCCAGAGGCATCTGGGTAGATAGCAATATTGTGGTCAGGCCATTTGGTTTTTAGGGTATGTATCATTGCTGGGGTGTCATAAATCCCTGTTAGCTCTTTAACAGCGTGGTAGATCCCCTCTCGGTAGATAAACACTACGGCAGACATATTCGTTACGTTGAAATCCATCCCAATCATCAGGAAGTCAAAGCGCGTAATTTCGAGGTCGCTCTGATTTTTATCTCGGTTATACCCATTATAGACTGTTCCTTGAGATAAGTTTACAAACTCGCCCTCTAGGTAGGCTGCCAGCAAATTAGTAGGGTAGATAGACCTTAATGTGTCCACATAATCGCTGGGCAGGTGAGGATTGGAGGAGGTTGGCGCCTGAATTAGTTCAAAGCCTTCTCTGGGGTGTTGTTTCCAGTTTTTATAGACGAACTTAAACCCTTCTGGGGTAGTTGTGACTCCAACTGTATTGGGTTCGCCGTTTGGTTTAATCTCACGATTCCGAGCGACTATAGCTCTAAACGCTGAGGCTGCATCGCTTTCTTTGAGGGTATCAAGCTCATCGATGTCGGCATCTGCGTGGGCGTAACCTATAATTCTGTTAATGTTCTCCATCGACCGGAATATTATTTTGCCGTAAGCACCTAAATCAATATAATTGAGGGGTGATTTATGGAGTTTATACGGGATTTTTAGTTCGGTAAGCAGTTCTTCAAATCGAGGCCAAGCAATCATCCTAATCAAATCGTAGGTAGGCTCGTAGAATCCCCTGTTCGTTGTGGGATTCCTAAGTTTGCCGATGATGCACCGTTGGACGGCTGCTTCAGTCTTTCCAGCACCAAATCCAGCGACCAATGCGGGAAATTTTGATGGGGTGTTGATGTATTTAAACTGAGGCTTTGTAGGCGTTAATTTAGCCAATAGAAAAGCTCCGAGATTTATAGGTTTCCATCGGGGTTCACTAT